CATCCATTGCCAGTCCTCGCAAACTCAACGAACGGAAGCCGACCCTTGCCCCACTCGGGGATCACCCGGACGAACTTGAATCCCACCCAATCAAGCCATCGGATGTGAAGGGTGTTTCGCTGATCGACCATGTTGTACAGCAGCGGAGCCTTGGTCTGGAAGTAGGAGACCCATGCTCGGGACTTCCGGGCAAACTCCATTCGGTGATCAAGCAGCCCATTCGCCGCAAGAAGCCAGACCGTAGCGGATACCTTGGGCTCCGTGATCTGGTAGGCAAACATGGCAAGCGGCTTTCGGCTCTGCTCATGGAACACGGTATAGCATTCCGTAGACACGATGTATCCACGGAACAAAGCCTTGTGTGGGGTCTCCCCGAGAGCAGCCTGAGCCTCAGCGATGTCCTCAGGACGCATGTCCGCAGCAATCTGGTGAATGTCTGGGAGAATGGTCCTACGGGCATCGATCAAGCATTGTACCTCTGGGCCCGATCATTGTAGTAAGCCTCCATCTCGCCGCTCAGGAACTTGGAGGGCATGTGGGAGTCATTGATGATCTTCAGGATCAGGTTGTCGTTCTTGGAGAACACCGGGATCCTGACGGCTCCGGAGGAGATGTTGGTTACCCCGATGACCCCGGTACCGATGATCTCTCCCGTGAACGGGTAGACATAGGTGTCCTCGGTCTTGATCTCTGCCGTGACCCGGAAATAGGCCGTGTCGGCGTACTGGAGGGTGAGGTATCGGAGTTGGTACCGACCGCTCACAAGGGCAGCCTGACCCCTTCCTGCGGCTCCCTTGAGGTACTGGGTGGAGAACTGGAAGGTCATGGTGTAGGGAACGCCGATCCAGACCGCCCGTGCGCTCCAGTCTCCGTTCACCACCACCGTACCAGCCGTGGGCTCTGAGTAATTCGTGCCCCCGGTCTTGCTCAGCACATAGCCGTTGGTGCCGACCACTTGGACATTGCCGTGCGACAGGGGCTTGGCAAGGGTGAAGGTGGTCCTTCCGGTAGCCGAGTCATAGGTGCCCGTACCAGCCGCGTAGTACTTCCGCTGATCAAGGTGGGTCAGCCAGTCCCTGCTGCTTACAGCCGAGTCGGAGATCCCCGCACCCATCCGGATCTTCTCGTAGGTGATGAAGGCCGTGCTGGAGTTGGTGGCGGTACGGAGGACGGCGATGTACAGGTCAGACTCCACGAAGCCAGCCCAGATCGCCTTGGCGAAGGCCCCGGAGATGACGCTGGAATCAGCAAAGGTGAACCTGAACCACGCCGACTGTACTCGCTCGTTGTTCGCCACGAAGTAGCGGTACCCGTACAGGTTGCCCTGCGACACGATGAAGGCGATGTTGTCGTGAGTGGTTGCCGTCAGGTGGGTGGGCAGTCCGGGGATGTACCGGGCCACATTGTTGGTCAGATCGTTGGCAAGGTAGGCCCCGTCCAAGGCTGGCTGCGGGATCAGTTCACGCATCCCCACATAGTCGCCGTTGGAGTAGGTGAAGAAGATGCTGTTGGCCGAGGCCACGGGCTTGACGATGGATGCCTGATTCTCGTAGTCCGCTGCCGGAATCAAGGCAATGGACTTGGGAGACAGGATATCCCCGCCGCGCAGCACCATCTGGCTGTTGGGCGTGAACAGGATCAGATCCCGGTTGAAGGGGATTGCCGCCAAGATCTTGCCGATACGGGGGCTGGAGGACGCGATATCGATGATGTCCGAGTCCAGAAGATCCAGCGTGGTGGTGCGGAAGAAGTTGAAGAACGAGGAGACCTCGCTGAAGACGATGTTCTCTCCCGACATGAATCCGAGCCGATTCTGGTGCAGCACCATCTCCTGAATCTTCAGCCCGAGGAAGGACGGGTATGGATTGGTCTCGTCGTTGCCGACCAGTCGATTGGTCCACTTGTAGGTGCTGTAGTCAGCCCCGGCAGGGACATTGGATCCCGGAGTGTTGCCATCGGCGTACTTCAGCATGAAGGTGCCGTCAGACTGCCGGATCAGGATCGCAGGAAGCGTGGAGTTGGTCCAGAGGTACTTCACGCCCGGAGCAACGGTCTCCTCCCAGATTCCACGGGAGAAAGTTCCGTTGTCTGCCACGAACTTGACATAGTAATCATCGATGTCCGACTCGGGGCTGCCGAGGACACGCACGGTGTAGCCATGGGGTGCCGAAGGAGGCAGATCCTCAAAGCGGACCACCTCGTCACGGATGAAGATGATTCCTTCTCCGGCAAAGTCATCGACCAGTTCGACCGTGAAGTCGGCGGTGGACTGGAGGTAGATCACGCCGTCGTGATGCGTGGAGTTGCCGTAGGTGGCGTGAGCATCGATGCCGCCGACAGGGCCGATGTAGCCAGCGCAGTCTCCAGTAAACAGCGCGTCAGCGACATGCTCGGTTCCGACTTCTCCGGTGGCAAGCGCAGCAATTTCAACTTCAAAGTTGTTGACATTCCCGATGTTCGCGGGAGTCGCGGTCAACTTGACGCTGAGGTTCGCTGATTCCCATTCGTTTCCGTTGGTTAGAAGATTTACCTTCGTAACCTTTCCACCGGATACCACGATTGTGGCTGTTGGATAAGTCGATGCCTTGGTACCTGACACATAGGTCAACTGCACATTCGTGTAGGTGCCATTGGTTCCGCTTGACCCGGCGTTAGTAATCACCTTTGTCCGAGTGTGGTGGGTGAAGATGGTCGTAACTGCGCCAGCCGTCAACTTCACCGTGTGTTCCCGGTTGTAGTTGGCCTGTCGAACCCACAGAAGCCCAGACCGTGCGTAGTTGGTCGGGGTGCTGGAGGAGAGCGTGGCAGGAGCCGTCACCGTGGTGGTGGTGTTCAGGATGAACGACACATCACCGATGGTCAGGATCTTCCGCTGATCAGCCGTGGCGGTCCCTAGGGTCGTAGCCCCGTCCACATACAGCGTCTTCCTGTTACCCGCCAGATCGTAGATGTCCAGCGTCCCGTCCTGCTGCACCGACAACAGGTACCGCTCCGACTCGTCCCGCTCAACCATGTGGATGAACGGGGGCTGGGTCAGGGAGCAAGTACGCAGGGTTCCCGAGGCATTTGCCACCGCCGAGATATGCTCGGACGGAGGACGCTTCATCAGACCTTCCACGGGGGAAGGCACGGCGTTGTCGATGGCCTCGGCCTCGTTGGTCGAACGGATGGCAGGAGGCTGCTGGCTTACGCCGCCGATGAAATTCGGGATGGGAGAGGTAATCAGGGGCATCAGATCACTCGGTAGGAGCCACGGCGGATGAAGGTACGGTACACATCGGGGTGATCGAAGATGGTGTAGTCACCGACTTCGTTCTCGTACTCGGTCATCCGGGCAAGGGCCTGAATCTCGTCCTGCTGGGTGAAGCCGTGGAGGGTCTGGGAGCCCACCATGCGGTCTTGGTAGATCCGGGCAGCACGGATGGCAATGTACCGCTTGGCAGCCTCCGGCATGTCATCGAAGTCCATCAGGTTGACGCGAATCACCGTGATGGGCTCGGAGAACTGGTAGGAGTTCGTCTTCCGGTTGTACAGGCGATTCCCGCGAAGCACGATGTCGTAGTTCAGGGAGTATCGCGTATCCATGTCCACTCGCACAACGCTGTCGCTGACATAGATGAAGCCGCTGGAGGTCTCCGGGTTCATCACGACATTCTCGTCCGTGTTGAACTGCCATCCGTAGGACAGGACTTCCCGAGTTACCTCGTCCAGAAGATTCTGGGCAATCAGGGAGTCGGCCCTCTGGGCATTCAGGGAGTTGATCGGCGGTTCTCCCACGGTAGCCAGAATGGTGTTGATGGCTTGCAGTTTGGTGGTCTTGGTCAGGGCCATTCTAGGATCCTAGACTCAAAGAAAAGAGGGGGTGGAACCCAACTAAGGGAACCACCCCCTCTTTCAACTCAGGGAGTGACCGACCTCAATTACGAGGTGGCGGTCAGTTCGTAGCAGCACTCCTCGCGGAGGACGTTGTGACCCATGGCGTACTTGGCAAGCATGAGCGTACCAAGGCGTTCCATGATGTAGTCCGACTCCAGCGACAGGTCCATCAACTTCACCGTACCGACAGCCTCGCGGTGGAACACGATGCCACGGGTGGTGGAGTAGTTGAGGCCCGAGTACCCGGCATCGGCAGTCCCGTTCACATCGTTCTTCACGCCGCTTGCGCCGTGGAGAGCGTCCTGCGAGGAGGACTCGTTGGCCGAGGGGAGGTGGTTGGTCTTCATAATCTTGATGCCAGCCACCGAAAGGACCTCACCGCCAGCGATGCTGCCGTTGCCCTCGTTGCCGTAATCACGATCAAGGGCATCCTTGCCGTCAGCGACCAACTTGTAGTACATGTCCGGACGCAGGAGGCAGAACCGCTCCTCGCTCGGGACATTGGCCTCGTCCATCTTCTGGGCGACCGAGAACAGGCCGCTGATGATGGTCGCACCCGTGGGGGTGGAGTTGATTCCAACCTGTGCGCCGAGATAGCCGTCCGAAGCCGAGGTGCCGCCGAAGCGGTCCGTGGTCTTGCGGGCACCAGCGATCACGGTGCGGATCAGGTTCTTGTCAGCCGTGTAAGCCAGAGCCCGACCGATCTCCGTGCTGTAGATGCTGCGGACATCGTAGTGGTTCTTCATCTCATCGATGTCGGCCACAAAGGTGCTGCTGACGAGGACATCATCGATGAAGATGACCTTCTCGTTGTGCTTGAAGCGGCTGAGGTACTTGGACGAAGGGCTGTTGCCCGAATCAAAGCCCGTACCGCTCGTGTACGAAGCGGAGGCGGTGCTGCCGTACAGGGTCGTGCCCGTGGCCTCGCTGAGGACGGACTCGCCGGGGACATGGTACTTGGCACCAGCCACGCCAGTCACCGGGAAGGTAGCAGACTTGCCGCTCTGGATCGTGCGAACACGGTGGAGGGGCATCATCACGTTGTACTTCTCAAAGGTCGTGATGATCTCACCACTAAAGACCTTCAAGAAAAGAGCGTCAGCATCTCCGGCCAGATTCGCCTGACCAAGACGCGACGGATTAACAAAATCCGGCATTGTTGTTGTTTCCTAAGTAGAAGTTACGATTGTAGATGATCGAATGCCTTCTGCCTCGGTTGTCCCTCGCAAGGGGCCTCCGCTTCTAGCATCTCCCCAGTCCATCTGTTAACTGGGGAAAGAAAGGAACCCGCCAGATTTCTCTGGGGGGTTCCGATGGCCTACGCGAATCAAGTGAGGGTCGATGCCTCACGGCGCAGCCGGGGGGTCTTCTGGCACATCCGCAGCCCACCAACCAGCCGGAATCTCGACTTTGTTGGCAGACTTGACACGGGTACCGTCCTTCTGGACCACGAAGACATGGGCCTTGACTGGCTCAGCCAGTTGGACCGGAGTCCCCGGTGGAACGATGATCACGGTGGTCCCGCACCCGGCGATGAAACCGAGAGCGCACACCGCCAGCATTCGGGTCAGCACCTTGTGCATAAGTTTCCTTAGATACTAATCGTTCAAGGAATTCAAGGATTGCCGTGACCAGTTCCTTGACCCAGCC